AGCAGTTCTTAATGTAGAAGCCTTAGAGGGGAAAAGTTGGGAACATTTTGATACTTCTAATCAAACTATAGCTGAATGTTTGACACTTGCACTAGCTGGAACAGGTTGGATAATAGGATATTGCAATGAGACTAAAAAGAGAACCATAAGAAAAATTAATTGTAGTACGTGGGATATAATCCAAGATATTAAGAAAACCTATTTTGTAGAAATGGAGTTTGATACACTTAATAAAAGGATAAATATAGCCAAAAAGCTTGGAAATGACAAGGGAGTCTATTTTATAGACTCTCTAAATTTAAGAGATTTAGATGTAAAAAGTAATTCTTATGATTTTTGTACAAGACTTATTGCCATAGGAGAAAACGACTTAAAAGTTACAGTAGAAAATTATCAATATTCTTCAAAAAAGAAAACTATTATATGGAAGGCTGAAAAATATACAGATGAAAATTCACTTAGAGAAGATGCGATTGCAAAGTTAGAAGAGTTAAGTAAACCTTATAAAAGTTATGGAGCTGATATAGTAGATCTCGCAAGCATTAATGATAAGTATAGTCTTTTATCATATGGTCTTGGAGACATAATTACTCTTATATCTAAAGAAGAAGGTATTAAAGAAAAGCAAAGAATAGTTAAAATGGTAGAATATCCAGATGAACCTGATAAAAATACATGTGAGATAGCAAACACTATATTGACATTTGAGGATATGCAAAAGGAATATGAAGATACTTCTAAAACTGTAAACAATATTACTAGCAGTAACGGAACTATATCTGAAGGAGCTATAAAGGGTACAGTAGAAAAAATTACAATTAATAAGGCGGACATACAGAGCCTTAATGCAGTTGAAATTAGAGTTGGTGATCTTGAGGCTACAAGTGCTACAATAACACAACTAGATGCAGCCAATGCTAATATAGTAAAGTTACAGGCTGATAAAGCAGATATAATAGAACTTAATGCTGGTGTAGGAAGAATAGAGATATTAGAAAGTAGCGTAGGAGATATACAAACTCTTGTAAATGGAAACCTTACATCTAACAATATCCAGTCTTTAATCCTTACATCTGATAAAGTCACTGTAGACAATGGCTTCATCAAAAACGCAATGATTGAGAATCTAGATGTTAGTAAAATTAATTCCGGAGATATATCTACTAATAAGTTCAAGATAAAATCTGATAATGGTGGAATTGAAATAACAGGTGCTACCCAACAGTTTAAGGATAAGAATAATAGAGTTAGAATACAAATGGGACAGGATATCAAAGGTGATTTTAATTTTATTTTAAGAGGAGAAGATGGAACTACCACTCTTATAGACCACACAGGAATTAAGGAAAATGCTATAGGTGATGACCTCATAAAAGGTAATATGATTTCTGAGAATTCTGTAGGTGGTAAGCAGATAGATTATAATAGTTTCATAGAAGAATTTAATAAAGATACTAATACCCATACTTTAAAGTCTTCAAAGGTACTGTTAGATAAAAATAATCAAACATTGGATATAGCCTTTAATACACTTAGTACTACTGTTGATGAAATTGAGGTAGGTGGTAGGAACTTATTGATTAAAAGTAGATTAGATTATATACCAAGTAGTTCAAGTGG